TCTTTGGTCACGCCCTGCTTGATGAAGTGCCTACGCGCGTCAGAGCCGATATTTTTCAACTGCTTCATCTTCAAGGCGACATCTTCGGCCTTGGAGTAGAGCTTTTCGGGATTTAACGACGCTTTGATGATGGCTTTGCTAATGCGGGGCATGATTAAGCGGCCTTTTGGTTAGGAATCCAGTCCTTAGCGAGTATATCAAGCCAGTCGTCGAATGGAATCACTGCACAGCCGGTTAAATCGGCGTAATCTGGTTTGAAAGCGCCCATCGGGAGTGTCACGCGGATGGGTTTGTTGTTGAATTTCCAAACCAGCACGGGAATATCGTTACCGGCGGCCGTACATACCTGCTCCCACCACGCTTTTTGATACCACCAGCCATCCTTGTAGGCCTTGCACTCGATCGCATAGCCGGGAATGGTGATGTCACAGAGGTTTTTGGCTTGATATTGGTCGAGGTTGCGCTTACAACGGACGTCGATGCCTTGCGCCTCAAAGAAAATATTGAGTCGTTTTACGATGTCCCGCTCAAAAGCGGCACCCTTGTTACGCGAATCGGCCATTTCGCGATAGTATCCTATCTGGAGAAAAATTCTAGGCCATAGGGGTCCCTTACTTTTTTCCGAATCGACCCCCTACCCCCAAAACCAGAGCGCTACCCCTCCAACTCATAGCGCTGGGGGTGGGGGGTCCCTTTTACCCGTCGAATAAAATTAGGTTTTGAATGCGCCAAACTCAGCTATAGCTATTGCCGTGGCGGCCGCCGCGATTCAGGGGGGTGCGGGGGGTCCCCCAATTGCGATCTGAGCGACGTTTTCTGACCCCATAGAGACCCAAATACCTGTCCCCTTGCGTCCCGCGCAGGCCAATACAGGCCGTCACAGGCGCTCAGTGACCCCCCTGAACACACAAATGCGCGGCAGGGGTCACCGAATCGGGCGATTGATCGCTAAAAACGATAGAAATGCAGGGTTTTTGAGGTTTTTCCGAAGATCTGGGGGAGGGGCAAAGAGAGAGCCTCTCTTTGCGGTTTTATATCTGCGTGTAGGGAATTTTTACTGTCAGTGATCTTTATCAGTAATTGTGCTGTCAGTTCCTAGTAGCTCGGACAGTCGCTCTTTGATGTCGTCCTTGCTCATGCTGTCGATGTTGGCATTGATGTTGAGGTTCTGGCTACGCTGAATGGTCAAGCCACACCGCTGGTTCAGCTCTTTCACTGCGCTCACAGCCGCGTTGTAGTGGCCGCTGTCGAACGCTGTCTCCGCTATGTTCCATAGCATCGACCCAGTCTTCTCAGGCGTGATAGCGAACTTCTGACGCAACTCCTCCTGCTTCAGCCGGATAGCCTTAGTGACGTGCGGATGCGTCTTGCCATCCATCATCTTGGTAGCGCTCGCCGCTGGGAATGAGAACCCAGCTCTTCGGGCGGCCTCTGTCTGCCCACACGATCCCTCTGTGTAGAACCACACGAACGCCGCTTGCATCTCGGTCAGGTTAAGCTCTGGGTCAGCCTCGAAGTGCGCAGGCGTATTCACCAGCGGCTTCAGCTTCTTCCTCGGTCGTCCCGGTCCTCTCTTCTCATCACTCACGATCCAGCTCCTCTGGTCTATTGGTCCACAGCGAGTCGCCGTAGCGTTCATAGTTACGAACCCACTTGCGTAACGTGGTCACATGGACATGACAATCACCCGCAACTTGGGCCATTGATCTGCCTTCTCCCAGCAACTTCGTTGCTCGCTTGACTCGCTTTTTGTCCACTCATCTAATCCATGAGGCAGGGTACAGTAGAGGGTAGGGTGGGTGTTTCCTATATACCCCTAAAAACACCTTACAAATATATTTACTTGTAAATATAAAATTACTATTAATAGAGTTGATATACCCTACCCTGCCCTGTTAATAACCCTAGTAAATTCAATCACTTAACCTACCTCAAAACAGGGTACAGTGTACATCTACCCTTAAAAACAGCCGTTTTTGTGGGGTCAGTGAATTTACATTTGTAAAATCGCACCCGTTTACAAATCGCTGTTTTTGGCCCTAAATCCGCCCGAGATGTACCCTGTTCAGGGTATACCCTACCCTGTTCTACCCTCAAACGTCCCACTTCGGAGGAGGGATAACCCCCCCATCTTCGATGATCGGCTCATAGTCTATGTCGTATATTTTGCGCCCATTGCTCTTGCGCGGGATGCACCCATTGGCCGCCAGCACTCTCGACGCTTCCTTGAAGTCCGCCACCCTCGGGGAGCGTATGCCGAGGTCACGCAGAAGCTCTGTCATTTGCACCGGGCGCACCATCGTCGATGTAAACTTGACCCGCTGAAGGATCAGGTCTTCGACCACCGATTGCGTCCTCGACAGCTCGTTAGACTCTTGCAATAGCGCTCGCTCTTCACTGGTCAGGAACCACCCTTGCTTCGTATCGAAGAAGCGCACCTTAATCTCAGCCCACACCTGTTGCATATCGATCTTGTGCTTGTAGTCGATCTTCTTGACCCGCACGACCCAGAACCTTCGGTTGCCGGTGGGGTCTGTCAGGAACTCATTCTCGTTGACTGAGCCGTAAAAAATCGTGCGCCGACGATAGCGCGAGAACCCACGATCATAGGGCAGACGTAGCTCGTCATGGCTTCTGGTAATGAACGCCTTCAACTGGTCAAGGTCAGCCTTCTTGAATGTACTCCCCAACTCTCCGAGTTCACATATCCAATGGCTCACACACTGCTTAACGCTGTCCTTATCGCCGGGGTTAAGAGTCGCGCCTTCCAGTAGCCAATCCTTCTGCGGCGCCAGCGTCTTCATCCACTGCGTCTTACCAAGGGCCTGCTTGCCGACGAACACCAGAATACCCTCGCTGGATACGCCGTCGTCGCCACACGCCGCCGCTACGCAACTGGTTAGCCACTTGGTCATGAGTATCTCTTTCAACTCATTGTCCTCAGCCTCTACCGTGTCGAGCAGTTGTTGAAGCCGCGATGTTCCATCCCATGGCCGTGTCTCGATCCATTCCGCCACAGGATTGCTCTCCCGAGCTAACAGCTTCAAATTGAAGCGTACCCGATCGTGCGGCACTGCCATCTGTATGCACCGATCTTCGATCTCCGTGATAGCGGCATCCTCTTCGAGGTCCGCAATGAGCGTCATGTCCGGTATGTGTATGTTCATGCGCTTCTTGATCACGTCGTAAGCCACGTCAATGTCGTGCACCTTCAGCACCCCGAGGTGATTGGACTTCGTGTGCATCATCCGGCCGCGATCATTTTTTTCAAAATCGTAGCTCTGTGGGACCGCGATCTCGGTCATCCTCGGTATCAGCTCACCTTCCATCGCTTGTGCATGGTCGTTGTAATCACCGACTTGCTCAGGCATTAGGACCTCGGCGTGTCCGCCTGCTTGCCTGATAGCCTGCGCCGCCGCTATCGCCTTCTGTTCGCCGGTTTTACTCTCGTCGAAGTCCGCGATGAAGACGTGCTTAGCCTTTGGATAGACAGCGTGTATGGCCTCCGCTACTGGCTGTAGGTTGCCAGCGTCGAATGCCACCATGACGGGTTGTTGGTGGTGTGCAAAGTAACTGGCGGCAGTGGCGTATCCCTCGGCGTAGTTGATCACCGTAGCATCGGCCAGAAAGTCGATGCCAATGGGGAAGTAGCCGCCTCTCTTCTTGCCGCCTCTGAGGAAGATCTTTTTGCCGTCCTCGTCGATAAACTGTAGCGTCTGCACTGACCCGTGAATGTTGTACACCGGGATCAGTAGCGCATCCTTGTATTGCTTCAATCCATGCGAGGGCACACCTTTGGCTTCAAGGTAGGGGTGTATGTTGCATTCGTGGGCGCTGTCCCACATCGTCTGCGCCTTCTTCGCAACCTTGGTCTGCTCAACCTCTTGCGCCAGTCGCGCCTGCTCCTTTACGCGATCGATCTCGTCTCTCTGCGCCTTGGTTAGCTTCGGTATATCTGCGCCTTCTGCCTTCCACGCCCCTAACGGACCGATGTCATATCGCTCGGCATGACCGTAAGGACGGTCCTGATCAAACCATACTTGGTACCACGCATTCTGCTTCCTACGCCCATCAACAAGCGTATAAGCGCGTCCTATCTCGCCTCCAGTGACTAAACCCTTCTTTGGATCTGGCTCTACGCCAAGCGCACCCAGCCAGTCTATGAACTCACGGTGCAGGTCATTGGAGAGAGGTCTTGCAAAATTTTTGGTGTCGCCTTTTATCTTCATTGCCATATTGAGCCCCTCCCAGAGATGTGTATACTAGTGCAAGTTTGTACAAATCATCAAGGAGAACTTAAATGCCAATGAAACTTTCTGTAGGAGGGGGTGGAGACTCGGAGTACGAGGTGCCGCCAGTAGGTGAACACAAAGCAATTTGTTATCGCGTCATCGACGGCGGTAGCGCCGAGGAGGAGTATCAAGGGGAGACAAATGTCCGACATAAAATCTTCCTGTTCTGGGAACTAACTGAGTGCACCATGCAGGACGGTCGCCGTATGTCTGTCATGGGCAACTACACTGCGTCACTCAACGAAAAGTCTAAGCTCTATCAACACGTCACCTCATGGATCAATCGGTCTTTCACAGAGGCCGAAAAGCAGGGCTTCGATCCAACATCGCTTGTCGGTAAGGGTTGCAAGCTGTCTGTCGAGCATACCAAAACTGGGCGCGCCAAGGTGGCAAATGTCCACGCTTTTGTGAATGCCTTCGATGACAATGAACAGCTCCGTCAGTTGCCGACCGAAAATGATCAGGTGGTGTTTGACTTGGAGGATTACTGCAAGGAGTTCTCTGGTGAGAGCTGTGAAGCCAGTAAGCGTATGTGCGACATCTTCGAGACTCTGCCTGCCTTTATCCGTTACCGAATCGCCGGTTGTGATGAGCTCGGGAAAGAGCCCCAGTCGCCGTGTTTTGAAATGCAAGCCGCTCTAAAGCGTGGGAGTGACAGTCCCGTCGTTAAATCAGCCAAGCAGGACGAGGCTGTGACGGTGGAAGACGACTTCAACCCCTTCGCTGAAGAGAACAACCCGGTACCGTTCTAATGAGTGATGAACCAACAATCGAAGAGATTAGGTTGGCCAAGAAGATGCACGACTCCGTGCTCTCCCCCAAGCATTACACACAGGGAGAGATAGAGTGTATAGACGCCATGGAGTCATGCTTAGGCCCTCGTAAATTCGAGGGCTTTCTTCACGGTCAGATTTTCAAATATCAGTGGCGGTATGAGAACAAGGGCGGCGTGGAGGATCTGCGTAAGATGTCCTTCTACAAAGACCGGCTTATCCGACACCTGATCCGCCACAAGGAACCCAAATGAAAGAATTCAAGCTGGGTGTTTACGAAGACATGAGCTATGAGGAGTACGCTGAGATCCCTGCATGGCGATCTCACGATCTCACCACGCTCATCAAGTGCCCCTATCAATGGAAGAACAAGCGCGATATCTCTGAGTCGCCTGCGCTTCTTGAGGGGCGCGTACAGCACACCATCTTCGGTGAGTTGCATAAGTTCGACGAGGAGTTCGCGATCGAACCGATTGTCGATAAACGCACGAAAGCCGGGAAGGAAGAGTATGCCGATTGGCTGGAGGGTGTGGGTGACCGCACCCCCATCAAGCAGGACCTGTACGACGTGTGCATGGAGCGCCGCGAGGTGCTCAAAGACTTTGTGCCTAAGCCAGAGCATAAGGTGGAGCTCGTTATCTGCTGGGAGTGGCACGGTGAGCCATGCAAAGGACGAATGGACTGGTACACCGGGACAGACGTCTGGGACCTCAAGACCTGCCGAGATGCTTCGCCTCGGGGCTTCCGGTCAGCGATCAATACCTTCCGGTATTACCAGCAGGCCGCGTACTACCTCAATGGCGCGCGCTCTGCTGGCTTACGTGCCGACAAGTTCTACTTCTTGGCTATTGAGAAGCAGTACCCCTACCCCTACGGCGTTTACACGCTCAGTGATGAAGCCATCGCGTTTGGTGATGCACGTAACGAGCAAGCCATCGACATAGCGCATAAGTGCTTTGAGTCGGAGGAGTGGATGCCCTACAACAACGCTGGGGTCACAGAATTTAACGTGGATGAATTGTGGTGAAGGCAATGGAAGAGCCAGATTTTAACGCTCACTTTAATGGCGATGATTATCAACCCGACAGGGACAAAGAAAGGCTGAGAGGCCAAATCTTACGGGTCTGGAGCGAGATAAAGGACGGCCGTTGGCGCACTCTACGATCAATAGCTGACGCAACGGGCGACCCCGAAGCATCGGTATCAGCGCAACTCCGTCACCTGCGGAAGCCGAGATTCGGAAGTAACGAGATAGAAAAGCGTTACGTTAGGAATGGTCTTTACGAGTACCGGCTCTGCAA